TGTATGAGACCGCTATTCGTGCGGGCTTTATGACAACCGAAGAAGTAAGAAGAAAAGAGGGTCTAGAATGACCGAATTAGAAACTAGAAGTTTCGAAGTAAGACTTGAAGCTGACACTAGAGAAGTAGTTGGACTGGCTGTTCCTTATGGTCAAACTGCTGACATTGGCGGTGTTTACCGTGAGGCATTTGCTCCAGGTGCAATCCGTTCAGTTGAAGATGTCAAACTGTTTTGGCAACACTCAGAGCCTATTGGCAAGATTCTTGAGGGTAGAGATACTGAAGATGGCTTTGAAATTCGTGCCATGATCTCTGACACTCCTAGAGGTAACGAGGCGTACACACTCTTGCGTGATGGCGTTATCAACAAGTTCTCAGTTGGCTTTGTGCCAATAGAACAGACCAGAGACGGAGACCTAATCACTAGGACTCACGTAGCTCTTAAGGAATGTTCATTAGTTAGTTTTCCCGCCTACGATGGAGCTTCAATCTCCGAAGTACGTCAGGAAGAACAAACCGTTGCCGAGGTGGTAGCGGATTCAATCCAAACAAAGGAAACCATCATGTCTGAAAACATGGAAATGGATGTCCGTGCTGTTCAAGATGAAGTGGCTGAAATCCGCAGAGAACTTGACCTAGTAAAGACTCCTACAATCGCAATATCTGCTGCTGAGACTAAGTTCCGTTCTCAGGGTGAATACGCTAAGGCACTTGTATCTGGAGACAGCGACGCTGTTGAACTATTCAGAGCTACTTCTGCTGATGCTGCACTACGTCCTGCATTCGTAGGATACATCAACAACCTAATCAACTCAGGTCGTCCAACTCTAAACGCATTCTCTATTGCTGCACTTCCAGCGACAGGTCTAACAATCGAATACGCAAAGGTGAACACAAACACCATCGCTATTGGCAAGCAGACCACAGAGAACACAGCTCTATCTACTGGCGATGTTGCTCTATCAACTGTTTCAGTTGCAGTAAACACTTACGGTGGTTACACAAACATCTCAAAGCAGGCTATTGAGCGTTCAACTGTAAACTACCTTGACGTAGCATTCCAGGCGATGTCTCTTGCTTACGCAAAGAAGATGAACGCTGAGTTCGTTGCTGTTCTTGCAGGTCTAACTTGGACTGGTAAGACTCTAGATCTATCTGCTCTAACTGCTGCTGCTGTTATGGGTGGAATCGCTGACGGTGCTGCTTACATCTACAACGCAACTGGTCTATCTCCACAGTTCATCGTTGCTGGTGTAACTGCTTACAAGCGTCTTGTTTCAATCGTTGATACTGCTGGTCGTCCAGTTGTAACTCAGGTTGGCGATGGCGTAAACAACATTGGTGGAGCAAACATTCCAGGACTTCAGGGTTCAATCCTTGGTCTCCCAATTGTTGTAGACCCTGCTCTAGACGCTAAGACTGCTTACATGGCTCACTCTTCAGCTCTAACTACATACGAATCTGCTGGTGCACCTACACGCCTAAGCACTTCTGATGTAACTAAGCTTCAGGACACATTCTCTGTTTACGGTTACGCAGCAATCGCTGTTCCGTTTGAGGGTGCAATCGTCAAGCTAAACACTGGAGCCTAATAACTCATGGCTGTAACGGTGGAGCAGTTCAGAGCGTATGTTGGGACTAAAGAAGTCTCTAGTTTCGTGGACTCTTGTTTAGCGTCTGCTAATCAGATGGTTGCGAAGTTCGTTGGTTCAGGTCGTGTACCTACTGATGTACTAGATTCTGCTGTCCTCTCATGTGCTTCTGAACTGTTCCATCGCAGGTCTGCACCTAATGGTGTGGCTCAGTTCGCTGACCTTGGCACTGCGGTTCGTATTGCTAAGGATCCAATGAATGCAGCAAGAGAAATGCTCCTACCGTTTACAGGTCCAGGTCTATGAGTAATGAGATAACAGCATCTAAAGCCGAGTTTGCTCTCGACTTACAGAATGCAGGGTTGGATGTTTTGGACTATGTTCCAGAACGTATTACACCACCTATTGTTATTGTCACTTCTGGTAGCCCTTATCTTGTAGCTGAGACTGTTGGTCGAGAATACCGTCTAGGTCTAAACGTCACTTTGGTAGCAAGTACTGCTACTAATGAAGAGGCTACTGAGGCTTTAGATGAACTTATTGCCAATACTGTTTCAGCGATTACTGGCTTCGGTTATGTGATTCTAAACTCTGTAAACACTCCATACAGATTGGCTGCAAATAACGCTGAGTATCTTGCATGTGATCTAAACCTCGATTTAACAATAACTCTCTAAAGAAAGAAAACTGATGCCTACATCAACCAGAATCAAAGCACAAAACATCAAGTTCCTTATTGGAACACAAGAATACAGCTGTGACGCTAACATGGTTGAACTTACCCTAGACGATGCTCCAGGCGATGTTCAGACATTCTGCGAGGTCAGAGCAGGTGGTCAATGGACCTTGAACCTTGAGGGTGTTACCAGCGGAGACGCTGCAAGCCTTTACCGTGTTCTATGGACTAACTTTGGCACCGAAGTAGCATTCACAGTAGCACCTCAGGGTAACGCTGTTGGAACTGCTTCAAGCCCTATTTACACAGGTACTGTTGTATTTGACCAGCTTCCACCTCTATCACTAACAAGCAACGAGATCGTTAAGTTCTCTGTGGCTCTTACTGTAAAGGCTGCTGTTCACACACCTGCAACTACTCCTCCTGTTTACTACGGTCTAACTGTAAAAACAGCTGCTTAATTAAGTTTCCTGTGGAGACTGGAATCGACAAGGGTGACCTCCGTCTAGCTTTAAAGGCTATGAGGGAACTCGGTGCTGATACTTCTGTTATCAAGGATGCTGGCTATCAAGCTGGTCTTATTCTTGTAGACAGGGCTAGACCGTTGATTCCAGTCAAAACAGGTGCACTTAGGTCCGCTGCTAGACCATTAAGACTTCTCAATGGTGGTGGTGCAGAGGTATCTGGCACAAGAGTTCCTTACGCTAACCCTATTCACTGGGGATGGCTGGTTGTAGGTTCTCAAACTAAGAGCAATCTTAAGCCAGGCACTTATAGAGGTATCAAGCCACAACCGTTTTTTAGCGAGGCTTTGGGATACACTAAAGAGGAAATATTCAAAACGTATGAACGCTTAATGCAGGATTACATAGACAAACTAACAGGGAGCAAATAATGACCAACCAGACATTTGATTTCGAATCACTAACACTTAATGAAGTTGAGCAGATTGAACTTATTACTGGCAACAGTATTGACCAGATTTTAGATGCTGGACAAGCCAAGGGTAAGGCTATGAAAGCAATTATCTTCATTATGAAAAAAAGAATTGACCCAGAGTTTACTTTGGAACAAGCAGGAAACATCTCAATGACTGAGGCTAACAGCTTGTTTGCAGGGGACTCTGACCCAAAAGAGTAATTGCTGATGTTGCAGCCGAACGTGTAGCGTTCATGGTTGTTCATGCAGGTCTAAGTCTTACTGAGGTAAGGAACATGACTTTGCGAGAATACCAGGCTGTGATAGATGCACTAAAGGACAAAGGATCGCAGTAATGGCAACTAACCTGAGAGTCAATTTCATAGGTCAGAATCAGCTATCTAAAACTACTGCTGTTGCTTCTAGAGACCTAAAGAAGTTAGGTGCTACCGCTAAGAATGTCGGTAACAGTATCAATAGGTCTTTGGGTGCAGTTGGTTTAGGTATTGGGTTAGCTGCACTTACACAGGGTCTAAAGAATGCTACTAAGGCTGCATCTGAAGATGTAAAGTCTCAAGGGCTTCTTGCTACTGCTCTAAAGAACACAGTTGGTGCGACTTCTGAGGCTATTGCTGGAGCAGAGAAGTATATAAAGTCTACTCAGTTACAGACTTCTGTTTTAGATGATGAACTGAGACCTGCTCTTGCTACTGCTGTTAGAGCGACAGGCTCTTTGGCTAAGGGACAAGAAGTACTAGATGTTGCTTTAGATGTCTCTGCTGGTACAGGTAAAGACCTAAGCACAGTCACTAACGCTATGGCTAAAGCGTTCAACGGTAACACCGCATCTCTAAGGAAATTACTGCCTAGCATCAAAACTGGCTCAGACTTTATGGAGCAACTAAAAGTCCAATTCGCTGGTTCAGCTGAGACTGCTGCAAACTTAGATCCTTACAAGAGACTTGAAGTTATTTTTGCTGACATTCAGGAAACTGTGGGCATGGCTTTGCTACCAGCATTAGAGGAGTTCTCGGCTTATCTAGCTAGTCCAGTAGGTCAAAAGAATGTCCAAGAACTTGTGGATGCTTTTGTATCTCTTGGCAAGGCTGTTGGAGATGTAGGTTCATTCCTAATCAAGAACATCACTTTGGTAAAGGGAATGATTGCTGTTGTATTGTCTTTGAAACTAGGGTTTATCGCATTCAATAGTGTTGTCAGACTTGGTGAACTAGGAGTTCTTAAAGTAGTTACAGCTCTAAAACTAGCCAGAATTGCTTTGATTACAACTGGGCTAGGTGCTTTGGCTGTTGCTCTTGGAACTGTTGCAGCTGCTTTTGTGGAGGCTGGTGAAGAATCTGAAAACGCTGTTGGCAAGATAAAGGCATCAGATCTAAACGGTATGACTTACTGGGAGTTCCAGGCTAAAAAGGCTCAGGACGCTTGGAGCAAGGCTTATGAGGCTAAGGCTTCATTCAAGATAAAAGGCAGTATCAAGGCGGTTGCTAAAGCGGTTGGCACAGGTCTCAAAAAGGGTGCAACAGATATCAGCAAGAATGCGAAGTCTTTTAGAGACAGCATTGGACTTGCTTTTGGAACTTTTGGTGAAGACGAATACAGCGTCTTTAACGTGGATGTTCTTATCGCCAAGATGAAGCGTGTTGTTGCAGCGTCTAAGGGTTTTGCACAGAATCTTGCTAAGTTGCGTAAACAGGGTGCAGACCAGTCTTTGATTGGTGAACTTACAGCTATGGGTCCAGCACAGGGAAACATAGTCGCTCAGGGTCTCTTGTCTTCAGGCAAGTTGGGTGAGATTCTGAAACTTCGTGGATCACTATACAACACAGGCATACAGACTGAGGGACAGCAGGCGATGGCTGGTAACGCTACTTATGAAATCAACATCAACAAAGCAACTATTAGTGCTAGCGACATCATCCGTGAAATCAAACTTTTAGAAAAGAAGTCGGGTCGAAAGTATTTGGTTAACTAATGCCTAACGACATCTTTGAAATCAACAGAGACTTATCTATCAGATACTTCAACCAGTCTTTATCCGCCTATGTAGACATTGTCGCTGACTCTTTTGAGATAGACATTGACAGGGGAGTGGACATTGAGCAAGGAGTTTTCGCTTCTGGTTCTGTCGGTACAGCTACTGTTCGAATGGTCAAGCAAAGTCTTTCCGACTTCTTGAACAATCCAGGCTACAAAGCTGGAGACCTATTCGACATTAGATACAAGCCAAATCCTGATACTGCTCCAAGCACATACAACATCATTTATTCTGGCTACATTCAAAACATCTCTATGGGCTACATCAACGAATCTGGATCGTTGGAAATAACTATTGTGGCTAACGATGTTATGCGTTACTGCATGAACGCTATTTTGCCTAGCTTTAGCATTACTGGCACAGTCGCTCAAAGGTCTTATCGAAACTCTATGTCTAACTTAATTGGGGCTTTATCTTCTGCAAGCACATTCTCTCCTGCTGGTGTTTCATTGACTGCTGTTGGTGCTGGTGCTTTTGCGACTACTCAAAGAGCCGATACTTGGTTGAATAGACCATCGGGAGAAATCTTTAAAAGGTTTACTGATGCTGAACTCGGCTGGTTTTGGTGTGACAAGGCTGTTCCTAATAACGTCAAATATATGGCTAGGGGTGACATTGACGCTAAAAAGGCTGTGACATTCAACTCTGCGAACCCTACTGTCTCTAACGTTCATTACACAAACAAAATGAATAACGGAACTTTTGAAACAAACACAGCTAACTGGAGTTCAGGGACTAGCACAATCCTTACAAGAGACACTTCAACTTTTTATTCTGGTACTGCCAGCATGAACGTTTCCACAAACTATGTCACGAACTCATTTTTTGACAGCAACATAACTGGCTGGTCTGGTTATGGCTCGACAATTGTTTTTAGGGGGACGGTTTTTTATAGTTCAGCAGGAGGAACTTATCCACCTTATGAGGGCACAGGCTTTCTAACTACAGCTTCACCAGGTCTTCCTCCTGGGTCACTTTATATCGCACAGAATGATGCATTCTCTTTACCAATTACTGCTGGAGTAAATTACACTGTT